AACCGCTGCCAGAGCGCGTCTAGCGCGGCCTGCGGGATCGTGGCTCGGCGGTTCGGCTTCGGATCATTTACGGATGAAACTTGCTCGACGGCAACGCCGTTGAGCGTATCTCTGATTGGTTCTGTCTCTGATAGTGATTGTGTATGTGTTTGTGTTTGTGTTTGTGTTTGGCATGATCCAAGCATGGCTGGAGCATTGCTACGAGCATTGCTTGGAGCATCCCACCGTGCTGCTGCGGCCTTGCGTGCCCGGTCTGCGTTGCGCTTGCCGGACTCGCGCATCTCTCCGCGCTCGCGCTCTTGCCGTGGGTTGCGCCGCTTGCCGTCGCCGTACACCGGGAACTTGTCCTCCAGCAGATGCCACGCGGATCGGATGTCTGGGTCGAGCCTGAACAGCCGCTCGGGATCGCTAGGCAGTCCGTCACCCTCCCACGCTGCCCAGAGCAAGATCATGTACGCGCCGCGCTCGCTTGCGCTCCACCCCAGAGTTGCGGCCATGAAGTCCGTTCCCCAAAAGGGCATCCACGGTGCGCGGCCCTTGGCCGTGCCATCCGTTTCATTCGTCGCATTCGCTACACTCACTCAAAGCCTCCTGCGCTCTTGTCAGCGCGGTTACGGTCAGAAGCGGCTCACCTAACGCAAGGTGGGCCGTTTCGCTTTGCATCATCCCTGATCCGGGGCGGATTGCAAGCCCTGCGTGCTGCGCTCCACAAGCCCGCGCACCTCGTCCAGCCACGCCTGCCGCTCCTCTGGCGATCGGTAGAACCCCGCCGCTGCCTGCTGCATCACCAGCGCGGTCGTGGCCGTGCAGCCGATGAGTTTGGAGATGCCGCTCGGCGTGCCGTTCGTCAGGCTGTGCAGCGCGTCGTAGGCGAGTCGGCGTGCCGCAACGGCATCCTTGCCAATGCCGCTTCCGGGCTTGGGGAACGCGAAGCCCCGGCGGGACAGGGCTGCTTCGACGGCTGGAATGACAATGGCTGCTGCGTACATCTCAACTCACTTTCAAGTATGGCTGCTTGGGGACGAACATTGCGAACGGTAGCGTCTGGCCGGATTCAAGCGCGGCGCGGATGCGCTCCTTGTCCGGCACGATTTCAATCTTCTCGGTGATGAACTCTGGCGGGATCTCGCCGACAATCTCCATCGCGGGCTTGCCACCCGGCTGCGCCACGGTCGCACGCCAGCGGGCCGTCTCCAGTTTCTTCAGCCCCTCGGCCTGCATCGTGCGAAGCACCTGACTCTTGAACCACGCCGCGACGGCTTCATCACGCTTGGCTCTCTGCTTCAGCCTGTCGGCCTCGGCCTTGCGTGCCTCTGCCCGTGCTTCGATGTCGCGGACGAGGGACAGCACATCGTCGATGGCTGCTGGCAGGCTCTCGGCCTGCTTTGCGAGGATGTCGAAGTGGCCGTCCATCGCCTCGGTCAGTTCGCCTTCGGCCTCGGTCAGCATCGCTTCAAGTTCGCGGGCGGCTCCGCTCGCTTCGTACAGTCGTGTGAGTGCGCTCATCGCTTGTCCTTTGGTTGAAATCCGAATCGCATGATGTCATCACTAACCCAGCACCATGATCGTCCAAGTTCGCTTGATACTTCTGGCAACCCAGTAAGAGACACCATTGCACCGCGAGCCTTCTCAACAAGTCTTTTTTCGGTGGTTCTGATTTCTTCAAATGCTTTCTTGCTGTGTCGCTTTGAATTGAACCATCGCACGATGACGAATCGCGCCTCAATATCACGCACTAGCATCGCTGCTTCAAAGGCAACAAGGCATCGGTAGTAATCGCCTTTTTTTCCCCACGGCTTGATGTCCGCAAATATCGTGTGCGACCGATCATCTAGCACCATTTCAATCGGTGCTTTCATATCAACCGAAACTTCGTGCCTGTCAGAATCAAAGCATTTCCAAAACTCGTATGGCCCGCTCATGGTGTCTCCTTGAGGATGCGTGAGGATGCGTGAGGATGCGTGAGGATGCGTTATGGAAATAGCCCCGGCGGACTTTCGTCAACGCCGGAGCCTTCCGGGGGTTCAGAACGGGATCTCGTCAGCCTCAACCGCGACTGGCGCAGCCTGCTGCTCGGTGGATTCTAGCGTGGTGCGGATGCCGTAGAGAGTGAGTCCGTAGGCTCCCTCTTGAATGAACCCCGCAACGGTCTGCCCGCCCATCGCATCCTGTGCCGCCTGCATTACGCGGTCATCGAAGCAACTTGCCCATTGCTCCGACCCGCCAACTTCCAGCAGGATGGGGTAGCGCATGCTGCCCTTCGCCGTGGGCTTGCCCTGTCCGACGCGCTTGACCATCAAACCGTCACGCCATGTGCAGTCCTTGGCGGGCCGGGAAGCCAGCACCTCGCCAAACGCGCTAGGAGCCGTCGTGGCGGATTCCTTGGCCTTGGGTGGGGTTGGGCCCGCCTTTGGAGCCGGGGCGGCTTGTGGGGCATCCTGCTGCGCCGGAGCGTTTGCGGTACGGTTCTGCGAAACTGTGGTGGAATTGCTCCGCGCCGGGGCCGGGGCTGCCTTGCGCGGCTCGTACTTGGTGTCATCCCGGCGATCCATCTCGCTCTCGTCCTCGCGGGGAACCAGTAGGAGGTCGCGCAGGTAGTAGCCGAGGCTGGAGGTCAGCGCGCCAGCCATCGCCTTGTCGATGGGCCTGCCCTTCTCTGGCACGCAGATCCACGCGATCTCGTCGCTAACCGACTCGCCTGTGGGGCCGTGGGTCAAGACGAAGGTGGAGTTCACGATGCCGCCCTCCGGCGATCCGTCGTACTTCCAGCCTGCGCGGCGCACGGTCAGGCCCGCGCCGTGCAGGGCTTCTCTGCACGCGCCGATCATGGCTTCCGCGCTGACATAGGCGTAGTGGTGGAATGAGTTCTTTGCATCCTTGCCGACGCTCGGCAGGGCTTTCTGTGCAGCCAGCAACGCGCTGGCGAGTGTCTTGGGGTCTGTCATGGGGTGTCTCGTTTCTCCTGCGGAGCAGGGCAGGCCACCCCGTGGGGTGGCGAGCCTTGATCCGTTCAGATATCCAGACCGCCGCTCTGCACCATGATCGTTGTGATCGGGTTGCAGGTCAGGATGCGGGGTGCGCTCACATATCGCTGCCCACCGTACTGGGAACTGCGCTCCTGTCGGGCAAGCGCATTCATAATGTCCTCGCGGTTCATCTCTGTCAGGTTGCCATAGATCGTGTGAGTCTCACGCCAGCCTTCAGTCGGCTCGTCGCCTTCTTCAAGGGTCTTGATGATGTCAACCCTGAACTCCTTGCCCGTGGTGTCGTCGCGCAGGCTGCGTTCGTAGGTTTCAGACTTGATCTGCTTCATGGTCGTGTTCCTTTCTGCGAGGTTTAGGCGTAGGCAATTGCCATGACTTCTTCGTGAATCTTTCGGATCGACTTGGTGTTTGCCTCGGCGGTGTTTGCGTTTGCTGCTGTCAGTCGATCCTGAAACGCATCGGCCTGCTCCTTGGTGAAATTGTGGCCGTGGTCGGACATCATGTTCTGAATCTCGCCTTCCAGATTGCAGGCAAGGCACATTCCAAGGCTCGACTCGTCGTTGCCGCTCTCGCGAGTGCGCTTGCCGCAGCATTCGCAGGTGTAGGTCGAGCCGTTACGGGTGCTGCGGAATCGGTTGTTGTTGCTGTTGCACATTGTGGTGTCCTTTCGGTTGGGTGTCTCGCAAGCCGCCCCGGCTTGCATGGGTGAACTGTACCACATATCAGCAGGCTGTCAAGCCCTTCCCAAGTATTTCTTCAGATATTTCTACAGGGTTGCCGTCCACTATATATATGGATGCGCCGGTACTATTTCACAAATCTTTCGGAAATGTTCCTATAGGGGCTTGACATTGGGCCGGGATGGGGTAGGATGTGGGCGTAGTCGGGGCGACTACACCGCGCAGGCCGGATGCCTGACTAGGAGACACCCCATGACTGACAGCGCGACCATCGCTTCCTCCGCTCGCTTCTCTTGGATCGTCGGCGGAGATCGCCGGGTTGAGATCCTCACGCTCGGCAGCGTGTCGATTGTCCAGATCGCTAGCAAGTCCTACGCGGTTGTGCGCGACGAGACTCGCGAGTTCCTCGCCTGCTGCCCAAGCCTCGCCAAGGCTTCGGCATTCGCCTCGCGCACCGTGAAGGGAGGCCGCTAATGCGTAACACGATCAAGGCCACGGTGGAAGAGATCATCAACCATCACACCCGGATCAACGGGCCGACCGAGGATCAGCGGATGCGCCAATGCGCGGAGGCGATCCAGAGCCGCGCCGGGGTCGGCCCAGCGCAACTGGAGGCGGTGCATGTGTACCTCGCGGCCTGCCGCATCCTTGAGCAGCGTCGCGCGGAGTTTGACCGCGCAGGCGACGGCATGCCGGAACTTCAGGCCGAGGCCGCGCTAGACCGCGCACATAGCGCGTGGATCGAAGCCGAGTCGCATCTGCTGCGCCTGTGCGCCAATGTGGAAGTGGAGGTCGCTCATGCGGTGTGACCGCAAGCCAAGCGTGCCGGGGACGGGCGACCGCAAGCCGCTGTGCGGGTTCACGCCCATCAGGTCGCATCTGGAAGCCGCGAAGGCTCTAGGCATGACCTCGCACCAGTTGCGGCATGCGGAGCAGAAGTTGCTGATCAAGTTGCGCGAGGCTTTGACGGTCTATGGCTATGACCGACAGGAGAACCGATGAGCAACTTTCCGAGCGGATTCGATTCCGACTACTGGTTCGGTGATGAACCGGAGCAGGAGCCGGAGGAGGTGGACGAGGAGCCGGAGCCGCTGGACGAGCCGGAGCCTGACGCATTCCCACGGGAGGAGCCATGACCTACCGCGATACGAGCCGAGCGGCCTACGCGACGGCGCAGATCGGCGAGAACGAAGAGCGCGTTCTGTCGTTCGTGAAATCCTCGGGCAGCCACGGGGCTACCTGCGATGAGGTCATCCGCACGCTTGGAATGCAGCACCAGTCCGCGTCCCCGGCGTTCACCACGCTAGAGCGAAAGGGCTGGTTGCGGCGCACGGATCGTCGCCGGACGACGGGAACTGGCAGCGCGGCAGCCGTCTACATCTATACAGAACCCGGGACTCTGTTTTCAAGTCCACGGACAGGGCGAGCCGATGGACTACGAGCCGCGATTCGTGCAGCGATTGCTGCGCGAGCATCGGGCGACTGGGCAGCGTTCGATGATGCGGTAGGCGCGTTGCCTGCCGCCGAGCGCAAGAGACTGAACTAGGAGACACCCAATGCGACTGACTTTGACCGACGACGAGGCACGATTCCTTGAAGCGCAGATGCGCCTGACCGTGATGAATGAGCGAGGGCAGACCGCGCTGCACGCCGAGCGCATCCTTGACGCGCTGACCGATTCGCGCCGCCTGCGGAGCGCGACCGATCACATCACGGAGATGTTCGCCGACCTGTACCCGGCAGGAGGCCGCGAATGAAGCGCAGCGAGTCCTACCTTGACTTCTGGCTGGGCTTTGCTTTCGGCTCCCTGTCCGTCGCAGCGTTCCTCGCGGGGACTTGGGCTAACGGGGTACTCTTGGAGATCATCCCATGACACCCATCCAAACCGCCGCTGACATCCTCTCCACCATCCCGCAGGTTGCAGCCTGCTGCGGATCGTCTGCTACCCAGCCCGTCAACTGCTCGGCTCTGGTTGCGCTACGCGAAGCCGTAGCCAATGCAGCCGACGAGGAAGAGATTCAGGCTCGCCTGCTCGCTCGCGTCCGGCCAGTCCTTCGCATGCATGTAGTGCGAATGCAGGCGCAGGCGGATTCCGATGCCGTTGCCAACGGCGGCACGCCCAACGCCACTAGCGAGGAGTGGCTACGCCAAGGACGGGAACTGCTGCTGGCCGTCGAGGCTCGCCTAGGAGTCACCAATGATTGAACTCATGCAAATCCTCATAGGCTGCTCCATCATCATGGTGTGCGCGTGTACTTACATCGTTCTCACGCACAAGCGCACGCCGGAGATGCGCGTGGTGCTGCCGGGTGATCCGATGAACCGACCGGACATGGCTTCGCCGATCCCGTGGCACAACGCCCGCTTGCCACGCGATGCCACGCACATCGCATGGATCATGCATGGGAACGGTCACATCGGGCGCGTCCATACTCTCTACATGCAGTCGCTAGAGAACCTAGCGCATGAGGTGATCCGAGCAAAGAGTCCGTGGGGGCCGATCATCACGCACAGCATTGAACTGGAATGCGACATCCGCGACCGAGGCTGCGTGCCGGATGGCGAAATCATGTACGCCGTGGCGCGGATCGACGGCGACGGGAACGAATACTGGCTGGGCAAGCGCGGCGACTGGGTGAACCGCTGGGATGTCGATGCGTCGATCTACGATGTCTTCGGCGCGGACTCGCACCACTAGCCGCTACAATCTCATCGCTGCGCGGTCGCCCCCATCACTACACCGCGCTGCGGGTGTCTCGCCCCTGCCGTACTTCCGTGCGGTAGGGGCTTTCTTTTGTACGCTGCTCGCATGGCAAGGAAGCCACCACCAAGACCACCATCCATCACAGACATGCTGCGCGATGTAGCGGACACGCTGCGCGACATGGAAGCCCACGGCCTTGCCGGGGATGTCGAGGCTGCGAGCGAATCGCTTCGCACCATGCTCGACTTGACCAAGTTTGGCGATTGCCTGTTCGGGGATGAAATACGCAACATCCTGAACATCCGGCACGCGCTCCGGCCACGGAGAGGCACGGCAATCGATCCGATGCACGGGCAGCGCAAAGACCGCCGCGCACGCCGCCCGATGCGTTAGATCGTCACCAGCGTGTCGGCAAGGGTGTTGGTTCCGGCCAGCGGCAGATAGATGCCCTGACGCTCTGCGCCAACCCATCGCGAGAAGCCCTTCATAAACTTACCCGTCGTGCTTGAATCGCTCACAGCCGCGATGGTTCCCGAGTCGCCAGCCGCCCAGTCCGTCGCGCCACAGGTGATTAGGACGGAGGGGCCAGCCGAATAGAGCCGGGTCATGGGAGCCAGCACCAATTCGTCGATCATCAGCGTGCCCGTGTTGGCGATAGCAGCCGTGCTGTAGATGTCGAGGTATAGCGTGGTCGGCAAGGCCGACTTCGCGATGCTGAATGTCACACTCTGCAAGGTGTAGGTTGTGGTCAGGCTGGCAAGGTTCAGGGTGATCGCAGTTCCGACCACCGTGCCCGAAGCATCACGCAGCGCAACGCCGACCGTTCCCGTCGTGGCTGCCGCCACGCGAGCGTAGAAGGTCAGCGCGTAATCAGTTTCGGCCTGCACGCTCGTAGGTGCGCCAGAGCCGGACGCGATCTGCTGCCGAATGCGAGTGAGCGTCGAGCCGTTCCCGACGAACTGGAGCGCGTAGGTTCCACGGAACGGAGTGCTGCCCTGCGTCACCTGCGTACCCGCCGTACCAGTCACAATCGTCCACGCACGCGGTGTGTTGCTGCTCCAAGATTCGAAGTCACCGTTGGCAAGAATGCTCACGCCCGGTGCGCCGACGCTAGCGGTGATCGCTGCGCTAGTCGCCTGCACCGTAGTGTTCAGGCCAGAGCCACCCGGCCACGCAATGTTGTTCATGGCGTAGGACGAGAAGCCCGTGAAGGCAAAGGTGGCCTCGCCGAAGTTCCCGATGTCGCCGCCAACCGTGCAGTTCATGCGGATGGTTTCGTCGTACATCTCTTGCAGGAACAGGCTAGACGAGGCCGGACGGTAGGCGCGAACCAGAACCGTGCCCGTTCCTTGATTGCCGCTCGTCGCTGTGTAGGTGACGCTGCTAGTTCCAACTGTCTGAAACTTGTAGTCGTCTGCAATCATCTGATCGCGCAACTTGCGGAGAGCCGTTGCCAGCGTTCCGTCGTATGCGCTGTACATGTTCCGCATGTCGTTGATGATCGTTTCCGTGATGCTCTGCTGAATCGCTGAATACACAGACAACCCGAGCGTGGATGAAAGCCCGGTTGAAAGATTCTGGAGCGGCGCAAGATTGGCGGTGTCTTGTCGAAACGATGTTCCCTCGTAGAACGACAGCACGGTTCCGATGTTGGTGGTGTATAGCGGCGATGTGACGGTCTTCACATTGTTCGCGTAGCCGAACAGCGATCCAAGACGCGCACCGAAGGCAGGTAGCAGGCTCATGCGGGCAGTTTAGCCTTCGGCAGCCCACTTTCCGATAGGACATGCCTCGGCTGGCAACCGCACCTTCAGCCCGGTGAAGCAGCCGCATTGCCTGCACCGCGATCCGTCCCATTGGTCGCAGCCCTTGCAGATGGCTAGTCGCCGCTCGGACATTGGGCTGTCGGCGGTCACGGAGGCAACTACCGCCTTCGCTGCGCCTGCGATGTAGTGCATGGGGCCGTGAGCCGGGGTCTGCTGCGCTGCCGCTTGTGCAGCCTTGTCGCGCTCCCAGTAGGTCGGATCTTCCGTCTGCTGTCGGAGGTGGTCGGCTCGCACGCGATCCATCGCCTCGCGCATGTCTCGCATGAGGATGAACGATGGTCGGGGAAGTGGGGTCAGCATATGGTGATTTGAGCGCAGGCTGTCGGGATTCGCTGGCAGCAGCAGTCGTAGCAGTAGCCAAAGCCCGATGGGTAGTACGGCGTGTCTGTTGTGATGCGTGTAGTGCTAGTCGGATACGGGCCGCTGGTTGTTCCTTGATTGTCGTAGTAGTAGTCATCCGGCCCGGATACGGTGCGCGTAACGCTCACTGGATTGCAACACTCCTGCGTATCTCGGTATTCCTGAACCGTCACATTTGAGGTCGCATCGACATCGCCGAAGTGATAGTTGTTGAATCCAAATTGGTAGCCAGTTGGATTGTCGGTCGGTATCGCTGGCAGCAAGCCTGCATCAATCTGCGCTTGCGTCAAGTAGTACGAGGTCGTGAAAAATGTTGTGGTGCTTGACTTGTAGTACAGCCCTGCCGCCTGTGCATTGGCATCCGCTTCTTCGACAATCGTGCGCGTCCAAATGCGCGTGACGGTGATTCCCAAATTTGACTTGCGCCAAGTCGCATCGTCGCAGTTGCACTTCTGCGTAGGCGGAACGCACGGATTGCCAGAGCATTGGACATTGGGTCGAAACACTCCGCCCTGTTGCGAGCAGTAGTGAGCGCACGCCACATCTCGGCACGATCCATCAGGGAAGCAACAACTCCCGCTCGGGCCTTGACACGGATTCGATTCGCAGCAGCAGCCAGCGAGCCTGTGGCTCACTCAAACACTCCAGAGCCGACCACGCTGATGTAGTCCGCATGTCCCGCGTTCACATATCCCCGCAATTCGTGGCCGTCCGGCACAAGCACATTCTCCACCACGAAGATATCGGTGCTGCCAACGCTGTACTCGTACAGGATGAAGTCGCCCTGCTGCGCGAATGCTCGGCCAGCCGTGACGGCTAGCGTTACCTTTACCGCTGCGCTGTGTGCGTTGCACAAGTTGATAGAGCGGAAGAAATACGAACCACCAGACGCGATCAGCAGCGGCGACTCGGTTTCGGACAAAGCCTTGCGTAGCAGGAATGGTGTACTCATTGCTTGATCATACTAGCGATGCTTGCGCTGCTATTGTCCGCGATGCCGCTCGCTCCGGACTTCTGCCACGCGGGGTTGGGAGCCGTGAACGGAACGGATGTCGGACAAGTCACATCCACACCGTTTGGAGCCATCAAGTAGTACATCGTGAAGCCGCTTGGGTGCGCGTACTCGTAGCACGGTGCAACACCCTTCGGAGCCGTTCGCACGATCAGCGTTTGCGTTGAGGTTGCGTTGTAGCGCAGCAAGCCGCCGTCGAAGTTCAACTGCGGCGCACTTGAGAGGCTTCCTGTCATCTCGGCCAAGTTCAACGCCACACCACGCGCACCCAACGCACCGTCGCCGTACTCGTTGCCGGGGCTGAATGTGCCATTGGTCAGGCTGTTTGGAAACACCTCGTTGAAGCGATATAGCCACACATACGCCTGCCCGTTGGCATCTTCCTTCAACACCTGCGACTGCTGGAATTGCGCGAGGAAGGTTCGCACGATGCCGCATCGCTTTGGGATGTGGACGAGGTTGACAAAGCCGTTGGCTCGGTACTGCGACCCAAGCCCGTAGGACTTCACTCGGGCATCCGGCATCAGATGCGGCATCAGCAGCGCATCGGCATTGCTTCCGAATATGCGATACATCAGCGGCACGCCACCACGCCCGAAGTGAATCTGGTCGTACTGGAAGCCGCTAGAGCAAGTGCGGTTCATCGGCGAGTTGCCGGGGTACGCAGGGATGCGGTTCAGCGTCACCTCACCGTCGATGATGTACTGCGCTCGGTTGTAGCGATTCACCACCACGGCCAAGCGAGCCTCTAGGCTCGTCGTCCAGTCTTTCTTCCACCAAGCGCATTGCGTACTGGTCGCGGTAGCGTTCCACGGCGTAGACGGCATGGAACTGCCCGCAGCCGTCGCGGCATCAACAAACCATCCGGCTCCGCTGGTTGTGTCGCTCTGGTATCCAATGAAGGCCGGGATGTGGTCGCCGATGAAGGCCACTCGGCCCGTCGTGCCGTTCTTGTTCAGTTGGAAGTAGAGCGGCGGGCGCGGCGAGCCAGCCATAGCCAGATGCGGCGCGGTCGCTTCGCTGCCCGGTACGCGCACGCCATCGGGCGACTGCGACGCTCGGTTGTCAACATACACCTCGCTCTTGCCGCCAGTCACCTTGCCCCAGCATGACACATGGCGCGTCTGATGCACCGTGCCATAGAGAAGGTCGGGCACTTCATTCGTGATCTGGTTGAACCCTCCGCCCGTTCTGAAGGGCGAGTTCGCGCTGTGCCACATGTTGATGTTGGTCAGGTCAGTCGGCCCCGGCGTGTAGTTCTGAAGCCAAGTATTTCCGTAGTCCAACCTGACAAGCGACAAGCGCATCAAGAACCGATCCCAGATCCAAATGCAGCCGATGCGCGCTGCGATCTCGTCCAACGCTTCGCCGATGTTGCGGCCTCGGAGGTCGAGGTTGAGCATGTCGCCGCGCTGTTCTTGAATCCCTGCCACGGACTTGTAGTCGTAGGTGATTGGGTAGCGATCCCATGACGCGCGGCCCACATTGTTCGCTGCCACGCCCGTGTAGTAGTCGAGGATCTCAACCGCTGACCACGGCTTGTCGTCGTACCAGAACTGCGGCGATGGGATTCCGGCAAGGCTTGCAGTAGGGATGTCGCCCGCGCTTCCGGCGGGAATCGCACTAGCCGGATTGTCGCTCGGCGCGTAGGCGGTGCTGCTCTTGCAGGTGGCAGCGACGAGATGCAGCGGGTTCTCCGCAAGCATGTTCCATTGGTCGGCAGCAAAGCCGGACAGGGCCGTGGTTCCATCATTGCCACGCGACGGCATCGCAATGCCCTGCGCCTGCAAGGACAGCCGAGGATCGGCAAACTTGACCACCCACAGACCGCTCGTCTGCGACGCGTTGGGCAGCGTGGCGATCAGGCCGGGGCCAGTCACGCTCACCATCAACTCCTGCGCCGACAGTTGAATCATGCCCCGCCAGCGCAATGCTCGCCCCAGATTCATCAAGGCCAGCGTGCTATAGGTTGGCGCGGTCAACCCCTGTGGCGCGAAACTCTCGCGCGTGTCGCCGCGCGTGTCCGGCTCCACATCCGGCAGGGTGTCTGGAATCTCGCCACCACCCACACCCGGCCCCGTGATCGGCCCGCCCGTGTCGCCGCCTCCGGGCTTGTCGGTGTTGCCCGCAAACGGTTCCCAGACAATGATCGAAAAGCGATTTGATCCGTCAACACCGTTCAGGAATTGCGCTCCCGGCAATGGATTCGTGCCGCCCGTTGGCGTGCTTGCTGCATTGACCGCCACAAGCAGCGACACCTCTGCGTAGCGGCTCGCACCGATCATGGGCGTGGTGATGCAGTTGACGCTGTTCGGATCAATCCCAGCCCTGTCCAGCATCGCGTCGATTGTCTCGCTGCGATTGATGACATAGCCCGCAAGCGATTCGTTGAACGGGTTTTTGACATCCGGGCTATAGGTGATCGAACCGATGACGGTAGTCATTAGATGAAGTCCATCTGCTTCGATGTGCCGCTCGTATCAACCTGCTGGGTGTTGATTTGATTGTCCTTGCTGTACGGGTCGCGTGCTTGCCCAATGCTTGTGGGAGCGTACACCAGTCGCGGAGGCCCGCCGAGTTCGTCCCCGCCTGTCTTGCGGACGGTGTTGGGGCTGTTCGCTGCCTGCGCCTGTATCGTGCGCGTAGCCACAATGGCGTAGGTTGGCTTGCCCGTAGCGTCGATGGGCGCATTGTTGACCGCGATTGTCTGCGCCTTCACGATGAACGCATCGTTGATCTGCGGCCACGGGATCGGCTGCGAAGAACTCGTCGTCACCATCCGCACGGTTTGCGTGATCATCACCACGGGCGTGCGGACTTGGATTGGATACTGGAACGCGCCTCCGGTCGATTCCAGATACGCCATGCCCGTATCGGCGATTTCGTAGGTCTGCGATGACTCAAAGTGCTTGACTCCGTTGGCCGTCTGCGGAATGCCAGCGTCAGGCTCAACTGGCGTGGTCTTGGGATCTTCGGGGTTGCCTACCGAGGCATCCTTGCTCTCATCCGTGACCGTGATGGTCGTGCCCGTGGTGGCATCCTCGGGGTTCGGGATGACATCCTGCACCAATGTAGGAGCGTTGCAGGGATCCCACTCTAGGAAGGTGTTGCTCTCCAAATACACGCCACGCTGCGGGTAGGCGTTTACATACTTCGTCGAGCCGCCCGTATGCGGTGCGCTGAAGATTTGCTTCATCACAGCAGGGTCAACCTTGTCGGAACCCTGTCCCTTCGCCGTCACCTCTAATTCAATCTTGTTGCGCGAGTAGATATTCGGCTCTCGCACCGTGATCGACTGAACGAAGTCGTTTGTGAAGTCGATGCGTGACTGTGCGGCCTCGTATGCAATCGCCAGCAACTGCTGCGGTGGCGTGTTTGGCTCGCCCTCAAAGGTGGCCTTGAAGGTCTTTGTTCCTAGCGGATTGTCGATGCTGCGCTGGTAGTCGAACGAGGCATCGCCCATCATCACCGGGTACTTGAGATCGCGCAGCACCAAGTGATCGTCGATTGCAAAGGTGAGATGGTGCAGGCTTGCGTCTAGCGTGAACTCCTGCTTGATGCGACGGAAGCCCGGTGCTGGCGTTCCCGCAACCAGTCGGCGGTATAGGTCAGGGCTGTTGCCCGTCGATGTTGCCTGTGCTGGCCCCGTGATGATTGAGTTCGGCGTATTGAGTGGAACTGTCGATGCACTCGCCTTGCGCGATACGGACAGCGTGCCGGATCGACTCATCGTGATGAACCCGGCCTCGTCAATCGACTGCGTCACGATCATCTCAAACCGCTGCACTCGCGTGTCGCCGCAGTTGAAGAAGGTGTACGAGAACCCGACGATGATCGCGTTCCTATTGTTGCCGCCGATGATCTCGCTGACCGTCACGCTCGGCAGCGGGCCGTTGCGCGTGTCAGCCGTTGCGGTTCCCGAGTCCGATGACGATGCAAGTGCGACGGTGCTTCCATCATCAAACTTCAGCGACAGCGTGCCGCGAGGACGGTTCAAGCCCTGTCGAATGTCGGCGATAGTTCCCGTGAACGGATCGCTTGTGCTTTGAATCAGCCCCGTTCCTTCAATCGTGTGCTTGCGTCCGGTGCGGTTGAACGCATCGCCCTCGTACAGATTCTCGGTGGAGAATCGCGTCAACTTCACATTGTTGACTGTGTAGGTCGTCGCTCCAAACACATAGGTCAAAATCATGGAGTCACCTTCGGCTTGGTTGGGTTGTATCCCGGCGCAGTCGGGCCAGCAGGGACGAGCGCAGGAGTCAACGCTCCGCCGCTAGACAAAGCATTCAGCGTGTTGATCGCCCATTGATTCGGGTTCTGCGCCTGCTGCTGATTGTTCAAGGAGTTCAGAATCTGTCCGAGCGCACCGACAATCGTCAGCATGTTGAAGCCGATGTTGGACAGTCCCTGCGAGAAGCCCGTGAGCGGGCCTGACAGATTCGTGAATGACTGCGCCAACCCAGCCACGAACACGGAGAACAGATTGGCCGTGAATGCAAGGGTCTGGAAAATGGTGATGATGAACTTCAATACTTGCGGGATGTACTTCGCCAACTCATTCAGCCGTACCACCAAGCCGTTGAGGATTGGGATGATGATGGCCGTGAACAACCCCTTGAACAGAACCAAGAACGGCTGAATCGCATCCTTGAGCGAACGCATGATCTCCGACACCCTTGCGTACAACGGGCCAAGAATCCGAGCCTCTGCCATGTCCCTGCGAATGTCGGCGATCTGATTCAACGCCTCCTGCTGCGCCATGCCTGCATCCACGCGAGCCAGTTGAGAGATTCGGTTTTGAATGGCAGACACCCCGGCCTTGATGGCAACAGCCGCCGCAGCAACAACGCCCAATCCAATCGCAACTCCAGCCATCGCTGCACCACCAACGCCTGCACCCGCAGCCATGCCGAGTCCTGAACTGGCGATCTCGCCAACGCCTGCGCCGCGCGTGCCCATGCGGATGACATCTAGCGCGGACGACATCTTCGACATGGCCTGCGTGATTGATGACACGGTGTTCTGACCGCCACCACCTGCCGCACCGCCACCGACAGCCCCGCTAGTCAAGCCGCTAGTGACCATGCGAAGGTCAATGTGTCCCAGAGATTCGTCAGCCATCTGCCATGATCCTCACGAATGAACGCATCGTCGCGGACGCACTCACAAGCCCGGTCAGGTCATCGTGCGTGCCTGCATCTAGTTTCATCCACACTTGTTCGCTGCTACCCGAGTTGGGCACATAGCCCTTGAGCGCAGCCGCAGCCGCGTTGGCAGTCAGGAACGCGCTCTTATTGTCTACGAGGCTTTCGGTCATGCGCTTGGCAAAGTCGTACTCAACCTTGACCACGGCATGCACGCGGTACTCAATCGCGGAGCCGTTCAGGCCGCTCATGTCGCCGAGAGCCGTCAGGCTCACGGGTTCAATTTGGATGTTCGGCACAGCCGAATCCTGTAGCCGCAACTTGTCCACCACGAACACGCGATTCCCGGCGAGGGACAGTTGCGATGCAATCCGTCCAGCAATCGCGGAGAAGAAATCGCCGAGCGTGGTTGTGGCGGTGATGTCACTCACGGGATGACGCTGTTTGTGATGCTTCCCGGCGATGCGGTCGGCAGTTCAATCCCGTTGGCAAACGGAGCGAAGAACCGCTCGGTGTAGGTCAGCACATTCGACTGGTAGTTGTTGGAGATCGCCACGGTCGCGTAGTCGCCGATGCGCCAGTCTGTCGCGCCGCCGATGATCTGGATGAACTGGCCGTTCGTTCCAGCCTGCGGAGGCACAAACACGAACGCGCAGTCGATGGCCTTGACGCATCCAACATCCTGCGAGAATCGGAACTCCACGGTGACACTTGCAGCCGGGGCATCGAAGGGCATGGTGTAAGAGAACACATTCAAAGCCCACGATGTGGTCAGCAAGGCGGCATCTTGCTCGACGAGATCGCCAGTCGGCGTGGACAAAGCCATTGCGACATCCGTGGTCTGCGTACCACTCACCTTCTTGGCCCAGAAGCCAAACACGATGCGCTTGCCGGGGCCAAGCACAACTTGTGCGCTCGTTTGCGAGATCGTTCCTGCAACCGAACCGCTGTGCTGAAGCGCAGAACCGTTGCGGAATGTTCCTGTAGACAGTTGAGACAGAGATGCAGCACCAGTCACAACCGTCCACCCGTCCGGCACGCCGCCCGTGAAGGTATCGAAGCCGCCGTTGGTCAGCGTGTTCTTTGAGTCATTGTAGTCGCTGCTCGCAAGCGTGAAGTTCGCCCCGCTGCCACCCGGCCAAAGGTTGGAGGTGACATCCGGCACGCGCAGACCGCCCGTGATCTGGAACACCTCGCGGCCAGCCGTCGCCCCAGTCGTGGTATCGCTGATGCACTGGAAAGTGATTGTCTCGCTCGGCGACATCTGCGAAGGCGTGTTGTGGAGAATGATCTTGCCCGTGCCGACATTCGCAGCCGCGTAGGAAACGCTGCCCTGCGTCACCACATTCTGATAGAGCGTGGTGCTAGCCGCTCGCATCTGGCGGTTCAGTTCCTTGAACGCCGGAATTGCGCTCTTGGGGATGTTGCCATTGTCAGCCGTCACCATCTCGGTCACGGTCTTGGTCGCGCCGCCGATGGAGTTTGTGATGCTGGTGTCTGCCGTCCGGGTCAGGTTCAGGAAGTAATCCAGCACGCCGGAAATCATGTACCGCGTCGATGCGTCGTACTGACCGTCGAGGCCCGAGCCTGAAAACGATCCCGTCCCCTTCACGCGGTCTTGCAGCGCGGAGCGGGCATCAATCTGCGCTTTGGCGATGCCCATCAACTTGCCGATGCGGGCATACAGGGTTGAAAAACTAACGGTCATGGCTTCTCCTCAATTCGCTGAATGATGCCGCAATCTGATCCCGAACGCTAGGAGTTTGTCCAAAGAGCGTGGGCATGAAGCCACTCATCGAATCCTTGCCTCCGAACGCTAGGCCGACACCTTGCACAACGGGTACGGACTTCCAAGCATTCGCAAGGCCAAGATTCATCATCAGGCCCAACGCCACCTCTGGTGGCAACTGCCAAGGAGTCACACCGTAGACAGCGGCGAAGATCGCTACGGTGCGCCAGCGTTTCCCAGTTGCTTCAGACTCATCATCACTCGCAGCGCGAGCGCGTGGGCTTCGGCATTGGTCATCGCTTCTGCATCGGAGACAGGACGCACCGCAGCCTTGACGGCCTTGATGAGTTGATCGGATGTGGGATTGTCCGTCGCACCCGCAAGGGTGAGTTCGGACAGAACCAGCAGCGCGTCGATCTTGAACGCCTTGTCGCCGACTGGGTACTCGGAGATGAATTGGGTTTCTTTGCTCATGCGACTGTAAAGATAGCCGAATCAAGCGAGGACGGATTGGGCAGGGCTTCGTAGTGGAACACCACGCGGCTCGCCTTGTTGCCAAAGTCTTGATGCTTCATCGAAATCAGCCGAGCGCGGGACACCGTGATGGTCTTTGCGCCAGTCAGCACAATGGCGACGGTGCTGCTCTGTGCATCCGTTCCTACCTTCGACCATGCGTAGCCGCTGGTGGTCTGTCCACCGTCGGTGGCTTCAACGGCGGTCGCAATATCGGCGCGACTGATCAACACCAGCGAGAAGTACACCTGCGCCTTCGCGCCCGTGCGAATCGCCGCTGCGGGCATAGTTCCGCTCTCATTGGTGAAGACATCGGTGTACGCGTATTCGACCTCGATGCGAAACAGATCGTCGTTATCGCCACGGCCCAAAACAACGCCGCCGACGGAAATGGTGTGGGGGCCGACTACTTCGATGACTGGTGTTGCCATGGGGATTCCTCCTGTTTGATTCTAACGCGCACCCAGAGCGCGAGCGATAGCGCGAGCCAACTCGGCCTTCGCGGCGGGTGGCATGGCGAAGATGGGGCGGGCCGGGACGGTCACTCCGCTCTTTGCGTATAGATACTCCTTGGCCTTCATGGCCTTGGGGTCGCGCCGGACAGCACCACGGGTGAACGGGATGAAGTTGCCTCCGCTCGTCTTGAAGCCGTGGTGCTGGAACACCGCATAGAGCGGGCCGCGCAGGAACAGCCGCACGCCGTTTGGGATCTCCTGAATCGTCCCGTTCAGGCTCTGAAGCAGGTTGCCCGTGTCGGCCAGCGGCACGCCACCAGCCCGGTAGTGAGGCAGATCGACCTGCTTACGGTTCTTGCCCCGGCCCTTCCAGACCTTGATGGTGGCCGTGTCGGCCCACAGGCGCGCGTAGCCGCCTACATCCGCGCCTCGCGTGCGAATGCGTTGCTTGGCCTGCTTGACCAGCACGAGGGCCACATTGGCCCCCTTGCTGCCCAGCCGCCGGACTAGTTCACGCCCTAGATCCATCAGTACGCTTCTGTTCGCCGGGTCGGGTAGAACGAGTCATCAGATGCCATCCGAAGGCTTCCCCGCGTGGAGGCCGTTATGATCGACACAGAGGCCGTCCCAGCCCCTCGGTTGGCATCCACGGCAAACACCCGCTTGCCGTCTCGGAGCGATCCTAGAGCCTCCTGCGCCCTATTGGCCTTGGCCTTGACGGACTCGGGCACATCGCCGCCGCGACGCTCAAACAAGAAGCACAGGGCTAGATCGGCGACTAGCCCGCGCAGCAGCGCGTTGCCCTCGGTGGCTAGAGCCTCAAGTTCAATCACGGTGTACGAGTTCGACCGAGTAGCCGCGCTCGCCACCTCTTCGCCGCCCCGGAGCAGGGCTTCCGTGATGATCGTGGACGACGAAATCGTGCCGTCCGTATTGTCGTCGGTAGCCAGTTCCTTTAGCAGTCGCTCGTCGGCGTAGCGGATGAAGAGCGTGTTGGAGAGAAGTTGCGCCATTGCCATAGGTCAGTCCTCCATGAAATAGGGCCGCCCCGGGGTTAGCGGAGCGGCCCTGAAGTTGCAGAGTCAGAGCCGATCAGGACTTCAGGTCGGCGACATACACCGCAGCCAGCGGGGCAGTTAGTGCAATCGCGCTGTTATCCGTCACGCTACCACGGATGCGACGGTTCCACGGATCGTCCAGCGTCTCCACGGTCATGTCCTCGTAGGCGAAGATGCTGACCGTCGAGAAGGACGGGCCTTCGTTACCGATCATGCCACCGGGACGGCTCACGAACGCGATGCCGGGGGCAGACTCGTCGCCATAGAAGAACCCAGTCGCCTTGGTTGAACCCTTGCGGTTCGACACGCGCACGGTGTCATCCACCACGACATTCACTCCGAACATCTGCGACGGGAGGCCGTAGGTAGCAAACTGCGCGTCACCCTGAAGGAAGTTCAGAGCAGCGGGGTAGTTCTTCACATAATCGCGAACACCCTCGGTGCTAGCGATCAGGCGAGCCGTGACGGGATTCATCACCGCGCAAATGTCAGTCGGGCTGACAGCCGCGTTGGTGGACTGCACAATCTTCTCGCACGCCGCACGGAACAGAGCCTGCACGCCATCGGCAAGCACGCCGCTGCCGAGGATGTTGTCATTCACCAAAGCCGTAGCCGTGGTGTAGTGACCAGCCATGTTCGATGCCGAGTACGAGGTGTATCGCATCGCCGAGTCGTATGAGGTGTTGGTGCTGATCAGGCTCGCCGCGCGGTAGCCACGGTGAGTCATCATCTTCGCAGCCGCGATGCGAGCGTGCGAAGCCACGATGTCCCATTGCGCCTGCCGAGCAGTCTCCTGCGGGATGCTGAAGGAAGACTGGTAGCGAGCGCAGCCGTAAGCCACGAAGTCAAAGTCGCTGTTGATGCCCGTAGGACGATCCTCGCCGAGCGGCCAGATATTGTCCTGCGTCTGCACTACGCGAGCAGTCTCCTCTTCGTCAATCCGCAGAAAGTATCCGGCCATTTGCTGGACGGGAACCAACTGCGCGTAGCGCGTGATGGCGAACTTGTTGGGGCTGCGAGTGAACTCAATCTGGATCTGCCCAGTTGCGGCAGAGAAGGTGGGGACGAAGGTATTCAGACCTCCACCGGGTGCGACTTCAGTCATTGATCATTTCTCCTTGTTAGTTGTTTTAGAGAGTGGTGGGGTAGTAAATCATTCCACCATTCTTCACGATGCGAATGATTCGGCCGGACGCGCCTGCTTCCAGAGCCACATAGCCCTGATAGCGGAATACGGCTCCGCCAGTCACGACCGCCGTGATTGCCTTGCCGTCCGTGTCAGCCTGCACGCGACTACCGCGCGCAACTGCACCGCCGCATTGCACAAGAACCACATCGCCACCCTGAAGGGTGATCGGCTCGCCATCAAGCGCGTGCGTGCCGTCGCTCGTATCAAAGCGACGGGTGCTGCCATCGGTCACGCCGATCACATTGTCAGCCGCGCTGTCAACCTGCACGCCCGTGTTGTCATCGGTGTTGGCAGTCGGGCCAGTCGCATCGACCTTGATGAAGCGGTACGCATAGACCGTGCCGCCTGCGATAAGTGCTGGAGTGTCAGAGAAAGATCCCATTGTCTTGTGTCCTTTCGATTAGGCCTTCTGGCCCGTGTACTTTGCGAACAGTTGCTTGAACTTGGCGAGATCGCCAGCGGCCTCCTGCACCGCACGCGCGGTAGCAGCCTTCACATCCATGCTCTCGCGACCTTCATCGGTCACGGTGTGCTGCGCCACGGTCGGAACATTCAGCGGCAGGCGGGCCATCGTGGCCTTCCAGAACGCGATCTTCGCGCCGGGGTTGGCAGCGTCCGACAGTTCCTCCACCATGCTGTTGCGGAACTTGCCACAGCGGTAGCCGTCGCGGATCATGGAATCGACTTCCTTGCCGAACCGCTCCAACTTCAGTTGCTTCTCAAGTTCCTGCACGCGAGCGAACAGAGCCTTCGTGGACTTGTCACCCTTGCTCATCTTGGCCTTTCCGCCGTAGGCGGCTTCCATCTCTTCGTCCTCTTCCTCTTCCTCGCCCTGATGCGAGCCGATATCGACATGCACGCCGTCGGCGAAGTTCTCTTCGTCCTCGTCGCCGTCCATTGGGCCAGCGAACTCCATGCCCTCGGCGGCCATCGCCTCGGCATCGGCCTCCTCGGCCATCTTGTCCTCGTCCTCGTCAACCGCGCACTCCATAGCGGCAGCAGCCTCAAGAGCCTTCTTGGCCTCCTCGTCGGCTTCCATCTTCTTCTTCATCTGCTTTGGCATGTTCTTCCTTTTGGTTCCTGCGGACGGGACGAAGGTGTTAAGTCCTCCGCCGACGCCAATTTCATCAAACTTTTCCTTGGAGTCAATAGAAACGCGCACCACTCCAAGCGGACGCTCAAAGACCACCTTTGAGCCGTTCTTCGTGAATCGTGTATCCGGCAGCGGCCTGCGTGGCGTGTCGCGCCCGAGCAGAGCCACCTCCGACAGATGATTGTCCTTCCAAATCTCCGCGCTGCGGCGAGGGAATGCGTTGGTCGCCAGCAGCGAATCGAACGCCTCCTTCGGCATCTCGACATCGCCGACCACATAGGCAACGCCGTTGCGCTCTTCGTAGCGGACGCTGGTGATGTCGCCGACCGCCTCGGGCCGCGTGGCCTTGCCGTCCTTCTCGTGTTCGATGACGAGTTTGGGACGCGAGCCGCGCTGGATGAACTTCCCGGTGCGTGAAACGATGTCGCGCACCTTGCGATTGTCGTACCCCTGCATGGCCTCGTCATCGTCCGAGTCGATGGACGGATCGAAGCCCATGAACAACTCAAGATTCTTGATGCGAACCTTGCCTTCTTCGGTCTTCTCGACGGTGTGGGATGCTGGCATGGTTATGCCCAAGTGAGACTCCAAAGGCAAACGCTTCCGGCTGGCGAGCGAGTCAACTTGAACACATCCGAGAAGTCGCTATCAAACTTGCCACCCTTTTCTATCGCCTTTGCAATTGCCGAGTGATATCCGCTGACATCGGTTCCGGTGTTGTTTGCATAGAGACACGATCCGGGCTGTCGCGTGATCGCAAACCGCTCGGGCTGGCCGGGGCGGGAGAAAGACAGAACACCAGCAGCCCGAGCAACCGCTGACCATCCCTTGTCCTCCCAAAACACAGCGTCATCCTCAAAGATCCTCTGCATCTTGTTCATTGCGTTTACTGCTTCGTCGGTGTTCCGAGCGTAGTTGGAAATCCAGTTTCGCAAGTGCCCCAACTCTTGCGAAGTCATTCGTCGCTCAAACCGCTCCTTGCGGCCCTTGCCGAAGTAGAAGCGATCCTCGACCTTGAAGGTCGCCTTCGCGCCGGGGCGAGAGAACTTGAACTTCAACGCGCTTTCCATTGCCGACTTCGTGATGCGATATAGTTCTTCCTTGCTTGCGTTGGGGAACTGCTTTTTCGCCTGCGCTTCAATCTTGTTCCATGCCTCCATCATCTTTGCGATGGCTTCAGGAGTAGTCATATCACCTGCCGCCATCATGTCCTTCGCGCCGGGGCGAGAGAAGCGATGTGTTTCGGCATATCGCTTCAACTCATCCACGCTGCCATCCTTGACTTTTGTTGATGCCCCACCGGGTGCAGAGCGATAAAGAGTTCCTTTGCGAGTTCTCTCGTCTACCACAATCGAAAACTTTGTTCCATTGATGGTTGCTTCCCATCCCTCGGAAAAATCTCCCCAGCCTTGCGATTGCGTATGCGACCAATTAGCCATTCTTCACCTCCACATTCCAGTAGCGTCCGATGGACTGCACCGGAGCCGTTGCGCTGTAGCCGTGGCTCGCCACGCGGCGAGCGAAGTTCCCAGCCACATCGCCGTCCTCAAACGAAATGACCAGCGAACCGCCGCCTGTCTCGACCGCACGCCATCCGCCCTCGGGCATCTGCTTCTCGGAGAGCAACTTGCCGAGCATGGGCGAGGACGAAGCCTCCGCAAACCCCTTGCGGTCAAGGCTCGACGCATCGAACCGCTCGGGCTGGCCGGGGCGGGAGGAGCGATGCCAAGGAGCCTGTGGGACAGAAGTTCCAAGGTGCTTGCGTTCAAACCGAAGCATCTTGAGATACCGCGCTGCTCGCTCATCTCCCATATTTGCTGCCGCCTGCAAAATGGGTTCGATCTTGTTCAACTGCTGCTCGTTTCCTGATTGAATATCCGAGATGCGGATTTTGGCGGCTTCTTCAATTGCTCCAAACTGCTCGGGCTGGCCGGAGCGGGAAAAAACTCCCATCGCACGCGCCTGCTGAATGAGTTTGTTCAATTCCTTTGCTTGTTCCGCAGACAACCCTCCGCGATTCCGTTCCTTGACTAGATCGCTCAAGATTGCGCTTGCCTCATCATCTCCATCTGCGATATACGCAGACGCATCTGAAAGCATTGAATCGACGCGCCCAAACCGCTCGGGCTGGCCGTGCTTGCCGAAGTAGAACCGATCTTCTGTCTTGTTGGTCATCGTTTGAATCCGGGGTCGGGGTAGTCGCCTCTGTCGATGATGCGTTGCCGGGTTGCGTTATACCGTGCCAACGCAGCACGATCTAGAGTTTCGTCCTTGCGGATGAAGCCCATGCTCTTGGCCTCATCGAAGGTGACAGGCTCTAGCGAGCCTCGACAGTTGAAGCCGTTGGGCGGCACAAGCCCCTGCGAGCGCATGTCAGCCGCCGTCGCTATGTAGCCGTCCATCTGCCAATGGCTACCGGGGTTCTTGCTCTTGCCCTTTGGGCGGTACACGCCGCCGGGTGCGCCTCGCGTCCGGCTATCGTGAATCTCGACCAGCCGCACAAGTGGCGCCCATCGCGCAACCGTTGGGCTGTCCATCGTTTCGGCGGTCGCTTCGTTGTAGGCCGTGGCCGTGTTCGTGCGGTAGACCGTCTCTAGACGAGCCGAGGTCATGCCGATGATGCCTTCGACTTGCGCCCTGCGGATGAACGCAGACAGGCTCCCAGTCTTGAGTCCCTTCGGAATGGACTGGTTCACCATGCTCTGCGCGATCAGGTCGCGGATGCGGCGAGCCTGCGCGTCGGTCGCGCCCTTGACTCGGAACGATCCGGACAGCGTGTCTTGCAGGGCTTGCAGCCGCTTGGTCAGGTCGCGGATTGCTTCCCGGCTCTCGGCCTTGGCGATGCGCTCGGCCAGTCGTCGCATCTTCGCCCGGATACGGCGAACCTCTAACCATGAGCGCGGGATGCGGTTCCTGAACGCCTGCACAGCCTTCCAGTACGCGCCGGGGCCGAAGCCTGCCGACGCAGCCGCGAATGTCTCCGGACGCTCTTCCGGCCATTCTCCGGCCTCCCAGTCGTTCCCCTGCTCCTTGGTGGCCGCGTGGGCCTGCGCTGCGCCCGCTAGAGCCGTCAGAGTCATCACCTGCCCCAGAACCTCGCCGTACCGCTCCCACGCCTCGGCGGCATCCTCTGGCTCGTCGCGCACCTGCGCGGCTAGGGCCGCGAGATACCACCGCCGGACATCGGCAAGCCCGCGCCTGTAGATGCGCTCAAACTCCGTCACTTGCTACGGCGGGCCTTGGACTTGCTGGCCTTGGTCTTGCTGCCGCGCTTCTCGCTCTCGTCCTTGCCCTCGGCGCGATCCAGTTCAGCAGCCTTCTTCTTGGCCCACGACTTGCCCGCGTCGCCGCCCCAAAGCAGCCACGCGATGTAGCCCGCGCTGTCCTCGCCCCAGCCCTCGCCCTGCTTGTCCACTTCGTGCCGTGCGAAGTACGAGTTCATGCGGCGCACCGTTGACGGCGAGAGCGTCTTGCGGTTCGACAGGTCGCGTGCGCGAGCCACGCCGACTTCCGTGCCGCCCCTGCCGTGCTTGCGGCGCAGTTCAAGCCCACGGGCAGCGGCCTCGGCTGCGCCCTTGGGCGGGGTCAGGTCAACATCGGATAGCGCGAAGCGATCCTTGCTGAACGGCTCTGCGTCGCCCTCCGGGCCTGCGTCACCCGGCTCGTCGCCCATCGGTCGGACATCAAGCGGAGGCATTCCGCCACCGCCCATGCCGCCCTCGGACGGAGCCTGAAGCACCATCTCGTCATCCTCCGGCTCGGCAAGGCCCAACACCTTGCGTGCCTCGCGCTCGCTGACGCGGCCACCCAACTTGGTGAACGCCTCAATCGCCTTCATGTACTCATCCGGGTTCGGCTTGCTCACGCTGAATGAGAACGAAGGCGGCACGGCATCGTCGCCGAAGTTCATGCGGAACAGCGGCGTGACGATTTCGCGCGTGATGGTTTCTGCCAGCGCGTTGGCGATGTAGGTGACTTGACGGTTGAGCGTCTGCGCGTGCTGATCGCCGATGCTTGAGCCAAGGCCGCTCGACACAGCCTGCGAAGTGCCAGTCTGGCCGAGGATGACTTCCTTGATGTTCTCCGTCAGGTACTCAACCATCTTGGCGAACGCTTCTGCGTTGCCGCCGTTCGGCTCCATGATGTTGATGCCGAAGCCCGCGTCGCTGCCGTCGGCGTTCTTCGGAATCAGCACCGACACATCGCCGAGCAAGTTCTGCATGGCCGATTCCATGTCAGCCTTCGCGGCCTCATTGCCCACGGGGTAGTTGCCCACGCGGATGCCCATGCTGTATCGCTCAATGTAGGTAGCCCAGTTCTGTAGTGCGGCCTGCTTCAGCGACCAGTAGTACCAGACCAGATCGCGCATGCCGCGACCGAGGTAGGCGTTTTCGGCATCGTATATTTCGTCGAAGTCCACCCCTTGCTGCTGGTAGGTGTGCAGCGCGATGGTCGCTCGCTGCTGATCGTCTAGCGGCAGAACGCGGCTATCCCATCCGATGACCGTGCCATTGATCTTGTCCGTGTCTGGGGCTGCGCCGCCGATGGTCTGCGTGTAGTAGCGCGGGCCGACCTTCAGGCCCAACTGGCCGAGTTCGGTCATGGTCAGGCTGTCGCCGTGGATCGGCATCCAGTCTCGGATGTAGATCGTTTCGCCCTGCTTGCCGAACACCATGTTCACAGCCGACCGCCCGTACCAGAGCGCGTCGAGCAGATGGCGCATCATGTCCGTGAAGCGTGGGGTGTTCTTCAGCAGTTTCTCCACGAACGCGGCCTGCTCCGTGGCTTGCTCGTCGCCCTGCATGTCGGCAGGAACCTGAACCGCCCACTCGGCGCACGCGACCGAGAGTTGCAGCATGACGAGCGGCCCCATGATGTCGGGGTCGTATCGCATCTGCCGCTGAAGGTTTCGATCCTTGCGGAACGCCAGCGAGCCTTGACGGAGGATCTTGTTGACGGAGAGGTAGTACGACCTCTGCATCTCGACCGGGGTGACGAGTGCTTGGAACACGGGAGCCACTCGGATCTGGTCGCCGCCTTGGGTCTGGTTTGCGTCGCTTGGCATTAGGGGTTGTTTCCGTACAGCCGCCACAGTTGCGGCTTGGTGCTTTTGATTGTGGCTGGCTTTGCCCGTGGATCATATCGGCGGGTTCGTGCATGCTCTAGCAAATCCACCACGGCATCCACGGTGTCATCATGCTCCCCTGCGGGGAATCCGACGAGTTCATCAACGATTGGCTGCTGGGACGCTTCGACCCGGCCATCCGCTCGACACCGAAGCCGGAGCCGATGCTGCTCCACCATCGCTTGCGCCTCGCTAGCCCTCGTGATCTTGTCCTTCGTGCGTGCGACTCTCCGCACGGGTATGCGGGTGGACTGTTGGAGTTGCTGGCACAAGCCAGCCTGCGGGCCGTTGCCCTCGGCGATGATCTGCGCGACTCCTAGACGGTCGCAGGCATCCACGGCTCGGCGTAGGAACTCGGGGAATGTGGCCTGCATGCGGAGGCATTCCAGCACCCAGACATTGGCTTGCGCGTCCATCAGGGCAATGACGCACACGCTGTAGTCGCCGCTGCCTGTGGCGTTTGCGGTGAATGCCCAGTCAATCGCCGCTACCACCGTTCCGTTGGCGGTCGCATCGTGGGCCGGGTCGCCCGTGTAGTAGCCCCGCTCCAGCCACTCGGGCCGGAAGATCAGGCTCTCGTCCGACACGGGGATGAGTTCGTAGGCGCGTGCGTAGCCGAGCGGCCCCATTTCTCGCCGCTGCGATTGCAGGATGTCCGGCGTGAACACCTCGCCCCACGGACTCTCAAAGCCCCGGCACGGTCGCCAGAACAGCGTGCCGTCCTGCTCGCCTACGCGCTTCCATTCGGCGGTCAGATCGTCCGAGTGATACGGCGTGAACAGTCGCCAAGTCCGAGGCCGACCCGCGCTGAAGTCGCGCATGGGTAGCCAGTTGTTGCGCCAAGCCTCCTTCACCTTCTCGCGCTCTGCCGGGATGAGGACGGAGTTGCGAAGGTCGCACACATCGTCGCCGATCAGCAGATCGACGCGGCCACCTGCGCGTCCGAAGATGTTCGCAGCCTGCATCGTGGGATCGCGGTGCATGGTTTCCGACTTCACGATGATCTCGCTAGAGCCATCGTCATCGGGCTTGGGCTTGACGATCTGAATCTCGGGGAACACCTCGCGGTACACATCCGAGCGCATGATCTGCACCACCATGCGGATCTGCTCTTGCGCCTTCACCACCGTCTGTCCCACATGCTTGATGCGGATGTGCGGATTCCGCCCAATCTCCCACGCTTCACGAATGCCGATCTGCACGGACTTGCCGTGACCGCGCGGCACGCCGATGGCTGCGTCGCCGTGCTTCGATAGGTGCGCTTGCATCTCCGTATGTAGGCCGGACTGGTTGAAGCCTAGCAACTCGGCGAACACATCCGGGCACTCACGCGCTGCCGCGATGACCGCGCTAGTTTCCGGGTCGATCAATGGTTCCTAACCGCTTGGCGATGATTTCGCGTGCGCGTGCTTGGATGGCAGGGCTGATCTCCATGCGCTCCGTGGCCTGCCCATCGTCAAGCCGCTCCATCTTGTCTAGCGCGATGGCCGCTGCAACCTTGTCCCGCATCATGGCCGCCAGCACCTCGGCGGCTCGCAGGCGGTCGCGGGACTGGCTCAAATCGTCGTTTAGGATGCGCGAGCAGATGTCCGGAGCCTGCTCCATGACGGCATCAGGAATCTTCCACCCGGCTGTCACGGCACGCTGTAACAGCCTCAAGGATGCCTTCTGGTTGCGCTTGTCGATGTCTAAAGCCGGATGGGCTTCCACCACGGTTGGCGGCTCTGCGGGCTTCTCCGGCTGCTTGCGTGGCTTGCGTGCCATGCTGCGAGTCTAGCGCGGCTCGTCCTTCTCCACGAACGAAGGCGGGACGCAGTACCAGCCCTCGGGGATGGTCACGGCGTTAGGTGACAGTTCCCACCCGTCACTAGTGAGGGTGTAAACCCGCACTCGACACTCCGGGCCAATGCGAACCGGGCTTCCCTCACTTACCAATGTGACACGAGCGCACCCAGTCGCGCACGCGCTCGCCAGCGCGAAACAGTAGAGCCTTGTCTTGCTTCGCATCGGTTGCCTCCGTCTTTCCGATCTTGCCGCCGAAGCGGCCTAGCACCTCGGCCACGATGGCCGCGATGAGTGCGGACAGCCACGCCATCAGTCGGCCTTCTGCGCGTCCTTGGCGAGAATTAGACCCACGCCAGCCATGATGGCCGCGATGCACGCGCCGATGTCTGGCACGGTGGTGGGGTCATTATCCGTGAACGCCTTCAAGGCCGAGCCGACGGCGACGAGGATGGCAGCGATGCCTGCGCTAGTGGTTTTCCAGTTGGTCTTCATGTTGGTTCCTTATGCAAAGAATCGCACGCCAATACCCCATGAACTCACGGCGATTGTTCCACTTGACACCTGAATGGTCGTAGTGATGGTAGGGGATGCAGAACCACCCGTCACCAATGCCGTCACGGTGTCGCATCCGTATGTTGGAATCGCACCCTCGGGAGCAATCGCACCGATTGCCATTGCCGCAGCCGTTGTGTCGTATGGATACTGAATGCGTCCTGTTGGCGTTTCAAGATAGTTGTTGTTCGACACATTGTGAACCATCGAACCGATGACCGTTCTCGTGAGATTGTCTGCGCTAGCAGTCGCAAGACACATCGTGCTTGGCGCCATGCTCGTCAGAAGTCCCGTTGAAGAATGGTCGATCACGCAGTAGTTCAAGGTTCCACCAGAACTCGCGGTCATCACATACGCGCCAAGAGCCTGCCAGTATCCGTATGTTGCATCAGAGACGGCGCTGGTCATTCCGGCATCGGTCGGGCCATACGCATACGGAGATCCTGCGCGACGGATTCGACCATAGAAAACTGCTCGCGCCTTCGTCAACGATCCGTGCGTGAGCGTCAGTCCCAAGTATGTGAAATTGGCAGTTGATGTTCCGGCAGACACCGACAGATTCACAACATGGTATGGCACGAAATATCGTGCGCCCGAAGGAACACCGACCAGAACAGAATACTGCGCTTCTGTTTCGTTTCCATCGATCACTTCGTTGATGGTGTTCGGACTTTCCATCGTCTTCGTGATGTCTTTGTGAATGATGTACAGCGGTGAACCCCATCCGGATTGCATTGCGTGTCGAGGCTGCGTTGCAGGATCGAATTGGGAAAAAGTTGCTGCGGGGTCTGGCATTATGGATTCCTTTCAAGTCGGTCGATTCGGGACTGGATGCTGTCGATGCGGGCTGCGTACTCGCGGTCGGTAGCGGATAGGGTCGATACGGTGCGTGCGAGGTCTGCGGTGATGGCTGCGAGTTCCTTCATGCGTTCGGCTTGATTGTCGATGGCCGCATCCCGGCGGCCCACCATCAAGAACGCGCCCGCGATGCTGCCGAGCAGCACAACGGTCTGCACGCCCTGCATCAAGGTCTGAAGGCTCACCTGCTTGCCGATTTTCGTTTCGGTCTGCTCGCTCATGGCTTTTGGGATGGTAGCGGCTTCCTGCGCCAGCCTAAAGAGAAAAGCGCACGACCGAGGACGGCTGCCGCGTCGGTTGTGGCCTCCTCGGAAAGCGAAGGTAGCGCAGCATGCAGGAGTTCGTGGCAGACGATCTCGGCTAGACGCTGCTGCGGCAGGTCGCGGCGTACGCGGATGGTCGGATGCGGCCCCGGTGGATGGTCGCAGTCGCCGAAGCGGTCGCGTGGCAGTTCGCTGGCCTTGACCAGTCGCACGCGCCACTTGCGCCCATTGATCTTCAGCCGCGCCTCATTGTGCATCGTGAACATCCCACGCGATGCGAGGTACGCCCCTGCGCTTGCTGTCCTCTCCCGTTGCATCCCATTGCAGGTAGATTCTTACCCACTTCTGCCGCAGCGGAGACGGGCCGAAGTTCTTCTCTACCTCCCAGCCGTGGCTGCCATCCTTCCAGCCATCCTTGGTCGTGCCCACCCGAATGAAGTCACAGTAGCGTTTCTCGACCTTGTAGACCCCATTCTGTGTGGACAGGAACTCGCGTGAAATGCCGACCACATTGCTGGTATGAAGATGGCTCGTCACGATGCTGTCTGCGCCTTCGATCATGGAGTACATACGGCGAACATCCAACACTCCAAAACTCATCAAAGACGAACCACCGCCGCCGTGATGGTAACGCTGCGTGTAGGTCAACTTGTTCCCGCCCAACTCAAACTGCCACTTGATCCAGCCTCCGTAGCCGCCCGTGCCGACTTGCGAGTGTGCGCGATCCTTGATGGCCCGGACGAGGTGCGCGGTAGGGTCGCTTTCGCGGTGTCGGAGCCATGCGCTTTCGTGATTGCCTTGCGCGACCATCCCGATGTGCGATGCGTACGGTGCGAACAGGTCAGCGGCTTGATCTATCACCCGGTCGAAGTAATTGTCCGAGAGCAGCGTGCTACGCAAAGCCGACTTGCTGCCACGCTTGTCGCCGACGCCCTGCATTAGGTCAAGGCTGTCGCCGATGCAAAGCACCACGGCGTCGCGCTCAACGGCTTGCGCCAGCAGGCGCGTGGTCATCTCGTTGTTCGCGCCCTTGCTGTCCACATGATTGTCCGCGAGCAGAAGACACCATTGCTCAAACTGCTGCATATGAGGTCGCTTCACCTTGACCACATGGATGTTGCTGCCGTGGTGTTCAATGCTCCATCCGCGCTTGCGGTCTGGGAACCGCTTGATGCCGGGAACCACGATCTCGCCGTTCTTCGACGGCTTGGGCTTGGGCTTGCGCTTCACGCGGCCTCCTGTGTGAGATGCAGTTCCACGCGGGGGTTCTTGGGATCGACCGCCAGCACTAGCGGCAGGTGCGTGATGCCGCTGTCATCGACTAGCAGCCCGGAGTCCGTCAGACCGTCGAAGGTGGCCTTCAGGCTGGCTAGGCAGTTGTCACGGTCGCGCCTGCGCGAGTCGCGTGCGTACCAATGCACGACGCATGACGCGGCCTTCCAGCCGCCCTTGCAGTTCGTTTCGTGCATGGCGATCTGGGCCTGCGCCCACGCCTCGACACGCGCACGCTTGACGGCTTTGGCCTTGACGGCCCAATGGCAACGAGCGTTCGGGCTCAACACGCGAGCGCATATCCCAACCGTCACGGTGAGGCTCTCGGGCATGCGAGTAGCGTGCCACGCAGGGTCGCGAGATGGAAGGGGAAGAGCCATCCTTGGCTTCCGGCGCGTCCTGCGCTGGGAATCCTACTCCGGTGGTCGCCGCTTCCTGCGTGGGATCGGTTCAACTGCTGCGAAGACCTGTGCAGCCAGTCGCAGCCCGCTGATGGCCTCGTCCATGTCCATCGGGCTGGGGTAGTGCTTGAGGCACGCTGCGGCCTCGTCCCTGATCGGCTTCGGTATTCCCGGCGTTCGCTTGGCATCGCACAACGCGCTTAAAAGGTAGCGCGTCTTGGAGATGGCTCGGAATCGCTCGCGTGGCAAGGTCATGGCAGTTTTACCCCTACCCCTTATTTCAAAGGGCTTGCAATGGTAATTCTAACGAGGATCAACATGATGCAGCACGGTCAACTTCCGAACATCAAAAAGCCAAGATGCTTTGGCGTTCCCCCCGGTGTCATTGACTCGGGCTTGGTAGTCGTGCCGATGGAATCCGCTATCTGTGATGGCTCTGCTTACCTCATCTAGCGTTCCAATGGCAACAAGGTGCATCGGCTGTACATGTACGGGTTCAGGCATCGCGCTAGATGCCAGCGATCCGCCATCAAACTTCACATCGAACACGATGCGGATGCTGGGATAGTGTTCCCTGTAACGCTGTCCGTCCTTGTGATTGAAAGTCACGGCAAACTGTGGGTCGATGCCGTACAGATGCTCGGACATGAAGAATGGCGTACGGACGGTCTTGAGGTCTGCTGGCTTGCCGTCATAGAGCAAGTCGAATGTGTACGGGTCTTGATCTTTGGCCGGGTTCGGCATGACATCAACACCCAAGACTTGCGTTGCCCAGTCGCAGAACTTCCGTTCGGTCTTGGGGCCATATTCGTCGCACCACGCCTGCTTGTCCTCGTTTCTGGCTGGCCTGCTCATTGCTCCCTCGCTTCAAGTTCATGCAACTGATGCGTGAGTCGGTTGCACCGAGCCTTGAGGTCATCGCATTCGATGACAAGCAGCGAGTTTTGGCGAGTCACAACGCGTGCTTCATCGTCCAGTTGCGCGATGCGTTCTCGCTGGGCTTCGATCTGTGCTGCGGCCTCTACGCAGAGCGTCATGCCCGTGCTTCGCCAATGCTCCAGCAGACGCTCGGTCAGTTCGCTTGGTTGTGTCATGCTGGCTCCTTATAGCAGTCCCAGCCGAGACGATTTGCGTACCAATGTTGCTCTGCACTACCACCCATCAATTTCGACACCTCCCGCCTCGCCTCATCGCGCTCGGCTTGGGCCTTCAAGAGCAATCCATGCAGATTCGCCACCTGCTGTCGAAGTTGCATGATGTGATCCGAGTCAGTCATCCGTGTGCCTCCTCAATCGCGGCATAGACCATGCCGACGGTGTACGCGCTCCACTCCTCGACCTTGGGAGACAGCGGCGTGCCGTCTAACGCGCCCGCCTTCCGGCATCGTGCGACTGCTGCCGCGATGACTTCGCGCGGCGCGAGGAGGACGGCGTTGCGTGCTTGCTTGCGCTCGCGTTCGATCTCGTCCGGGTTGATGCCGTCCTTCCAAGCCTGTGAGTGAACCTTGGCACGCTTGGTGTTGCGCTTGATCTCCCCGGCTAGTTCCTCCGGCTTGACGCTAGAGCGCGATAGGGTCAAGCGCATCATCTTGCACGCCTGCACGATGTCCTCATGGCTGAACTCGTCCAGCACCTTGGCGGCTTCGGCGTGCCGCTTGGAGTCGGGCTTGGCCCATGTGCTGCCTCCGAAGTGTTCAAGGATCACGGCTGCGGTTTCTGTTCTCATGGTGTCTCCACGGGATCAAGGTAGCGGCCTTGGCCTAGCCAAGTCGCCGGGTGCGGTACAAACTTCGGGTCGGTCGTCTTGTGCTGCTTGGCGAGCGCGTCGATGCGCTCCTCCATCCAGATCAGGGCATCGGTCGGCTCGTCATGCTCAAAGTCCTCCATCACCTCGCGCACGGCCTTGTCTAGCAGGGTCATGGCCTTCTTGCGGCCGACCTTGCGCGGAAACCGCTGCCAGAGCGCGTCTAGCGCGGCCTGCGGGATCGTGGCTCGGCGGTTCGGCTTCGGATCATTTACGGATGAAACTTGCTCGACGGCAACGCCGTTGAGCGTATCTCTGATTGGTTCT